ACAGGTAGGGGAACGCCCGATGCCTAACCTGCAGGTACCCTTTAAATACAGCCTGCAGGCATGGTTAAAGCCGGGAGCGTTAAAAGTATATCGGCTAATCGGGCGGTGTCGCGTTTTTTAATAATTCTGAGGTTGGGAGGGTTTTATGACTGATGTATGTGATGCGGATAGTAGTGCTTTATCTGTGCAGGTTGGTGGATCTCACTATAAGGATTTTCCGGTGCAGCCGGTGGAGCATTTGGAGGCCAACGGCATTGCCCAGTGCCTGCCCAGTGTTTGCAAGTATGTGATGCGCTTTTTGGGAAAAGAGGGCGCCAAGGACTTGCGCAAGGCGCTGCATTTTCTGGCGCTTTGGGAGCAGTTAAACGCTGAGGGCAGGGCAGCCCCTAAGGATTTGATTCCGCTTGAGGTGGTGCTGGATATGTGCCGGCTTGACCGGCTGAATGATGATCAGACGGTGGTTATGGTTGCCACGCAGACGGATGCGTTTGGTGACGACTGGATGAACCGGGCAAGGCTCGGCTTGGAGCGACTGCTGGTGATCCATTACGGGGCGCAGGCCGGTGCCTGAGTTGCCGTATCGAGTGAGTGATGCCGAGATGGCCTGCCTGAATAAATATGGCGGCGGGCCATGGTTTGATTCAATAAAAAAACAGGCTGATGGGGAAGCGTAATGGCACGAGGTGTAAACAAGGTCATTCTGATTGGCCATTTGGGTAAAGACCCGGAGACGCGTTATATGCCGAGCGGTGGGGCGGTGACCAATATCACGCTGGCCACCAGCGAGACGTGGAAGGATAAGCAGACCGGGCAGCCGCAAGAGCGGACGGAGTGGCATCGGCTGGTGTTTTTTAACCGGCTGGCTGAGATCGCTGCGGAGTACCTGAAGAAGGGCAGCAAGATTTATGCAGAAGGCGCTCTGCGCACCCGCAAATGGCAGGACCAGAGCGGTCAGGACAAGTACACCACCGAGATTGTCGTGGGTGAGATGCAAATGCTGGATGGCCGACCGAATAGCCCCGGAAATTCTTCTGCAGGGCAGGGGTTTGCTGCGTCAACACCCGGTCCGAAAGCCCCTCAAGCTGGGTCAGGTGGTCCAGCCCCTGGGCTGGATAGCTTTGATGATGACATCCCTTTTTAACCCTGATAGCCATTTCTTTTTAATCGGTTGATTTATGAGTGCAGATGTTTACCCATTAACGCCGCCTTCGCGGGCTGTTCGGCGCAATACGCTCAATGATGATGAGCATTTGGCGTTGGAGTCGCTAGTGCATGACGGATACCTGTTGGCGTATGTGATGTACGTTGGCGGGTTTCGCCGACGCATGGATTATCTGACTCGCACGGTGGGTGCCACTGAGCAGTCCAGGGTGAGCCTGGATTTCTTTAAGACGATGCTGGAGCGACACCCGAAGCGGGGCAGCCATTGGGGTTATTTGAGGCCGTCGACAGATGAGGTTCGGGGGGAGCTTTCTGCGCTGGAGAGGGTTGGGCTGATTCGCCGATTGCCGAAAAAACGCCGAACGGACCCGCTACTTTTTTGCCTGCCTTTGGCTGATGCAGGACAAATCCGTGCTCAGGAGGAACCCCAAAGGAACCCCAAAGAGGAGCCCCAAGGCGAAGTACAGCAAATACGGGGTTTTCAGGCAGATGAACCCCAAAGGGGGAAAGCCGATGAACCCCATATTACTGGTAACTATATACAACAACACCAGGCGGGGTTGATTTTGCAGGCTTATCACAAGCATTTGCCGGGGTTGCCGGATGTGTTGATTACGTCGGATGAGCTGTTGGCTCGTATGTCGGATATCTGGCACATGGATGAGCGTCACCAGGAGGCGGCTTTCTGGGATTTCTTTTTTGGCAAGCAGTGTCGCAGTAGCGGTTACATCATGGGGCGCGATTACAACGAGCGCAAAGGGCCGTTCAAGGCCAACCTGATGTGGCTACTGAATCGGCAGAATTTTAAAAAAATAATGAATGGGGAGTTTAGTTGATGTTACCAATTCGACAGCTGTGGAGCCCGGAGGCGGAGCAGGCCGTGATCGGCGGGGTGATGATGCGCAATGATGCGCTGGTGGATGTGCAGGGCACGGGGATTCGTGCTGATTGTTTTAATGATTTGAGCCACCGGGAGATATGGGCGGATATTGAGTCCCTTGGTGAGCTCGGCAAGCCACAGGACATGCTGACGCTGGGTGGCAGACTGGATGAACGAGGCAAGCTGCAGGACGTTGGTGGTTATGAGTATTTGGCGGACCTGGCGAACAACACGCCCAGCTCGGCCAATGTGGTGGCCTATGCGTCGATGGTGGTGGATAAGGCTCACCAGCGCCGGTATTACGAGTTGCTGGTTAAGGCGGCCGAGGGATTTACTGACCCAACGATTGCCGACCCGGTTGGCCGTGCTGATCAGTTGCTGGCTTCACTTGAGGCTGGACATAGCGGTGGCGATTTGGTGCCGATTAAGCAGGTGGCGAGGGATTATGTGGCGGAGTTGGACGACAGGCAAAAAAACCCGGGCATACGCGGTTTGCTGACGGGTTACTCTAATATCGATTATCGGATCAAGGGCTTACAGAGCGGCCAGCTGGTGGTGATTGCTGCACGTCCCGGTATGGGCAAAACCAACTATGTGCTGAATATTTTGCGGAATGCGGCGGTTAATCATCGCGACAAGCTGTGCCTGGGGTTCTCGCTGGAGATGGGCAACAGCGAACTGTTTGAGCGGATGGTTGCGGCACAGGGAAAGATTCAGATGGGCATGCTACAGACGGGCAAGGTGTTTGAGCATGAAGACAGCGTGAGCCGGTTATACCCGTCTGTATCTACGCTGGGTGGGCTCAATGTGTCGCTGTGTGATAGCCCCAGCCTGACGGTGCAGGATATTTGCAGCATGGCCCGTCGAGCGAAACGCAAGGATTCGCTTGGGCTGGTTTTTGTGGACTATCTCGGCCTTGTGGATTGTGCTGGATCAGAAAAGCGGCATGACCTGGTGATTGGTGAGATCACTCGGAGCCTGAAAAAACTGGCAAGAGAGATTGAGTGCCCTGTGGTGCTGTTGGCTCAGTTGTCGCGCAAGGTGGAAGAGCGCAAGGACAAGCGACCGCTGCTGAGTGATTTGAAGGACTCGGGAAGCATTGAGGCGGATGCTGATGTGGTGCAGTTTTTGTATCGCGATGAATATTACAACGAGAGCTCGATGTATGCCGGTCAGGTTGATGTGATCACGGCCAAGTGCCGCAAGGGGGAAACCGGGACGGACCACCTGACGTGGCGCGGTGAGTATGCGCTGATGGAGAGCAACTCGATAAAAGATCAAGGTGGGAATTTTGATGATTACCAGTATTGATTGGGCAGGGGCATAGTTATAAATCGGGGATGCAGGGGGCTACATGAGACAGGCGGTAAGGTTGATTATTTGGGCGTTTGGTCAGCAGAACATGAGCATTGATCACGAGCAGGAGATGATCGGTGGCAAGGTGGATAGCGGGGCGAAGGTTGCCAGGGCCATGGAGAAGAGCGAGATCATTGCGATTGTGGAGAGGATGCCAGAGGTGCAGGAGAGCTGGGTGTGCCTGGCGTACACGGATGACCATACTGAGCATGACCTAGGCGTGGTGATGCGGCATGTGCTGGATCAGGCTGCCAGGTATGGGGCGGCCGGACAAATCAATGTGGGTGAGATCGCCAGTGCGATTGAGGGCATCATGATGATGATCCATAACGCGATCAGTAAAACGATCAACGGACGGGATCGCCACGATAGGCAGGCGATTGTTCGTGTGCTGGGTATTTCTCACCAGAGTTTTGTGCCCAGTCGCTTCTGGGGGCGGATGCAATCGGCAGTGGATAAGATCACGGCGGATCTCGATGCCACGGCGCTGGATGCGGTGGATCAGTATTTGCGTAACAAGTCAGATAAATCGGAGGCAGCATGATGGAAGTTGGTAATCTTAAAGCGGCGAAAGCAGAGCTCCAGCAGGAAATCAGGAATGATATTGCCAAACGACTTGAGTTATTTAAGGCTGAGACAGGGCTCAGTGTGCGCGACGTGGATGTTGAATTTCTTTTTGCTCCAGGGGTTGGTTGTTCTGAATATTATGTCTTGAGCCGGGTGGTTGTTGATATCGATTTGTAGGCTGGTTTTGCCGTTTAAAATTAGTTATTGACAGCGGTGCGTACGATTCGGTATGTTATTCCCATTGTGGGTTTCCGAGCCCAAAAGAAAGTTAGACGCATAAAACCGCTCAACCCGGCCACCCAGCCGGGTTTTTTATTGCCTGTTTTTAGACCTCATATCACTCGACGTTTGGCTCATTGAGAGCCAATGCTTTTTGGAGCGCTATGTACCGTTGTAAGCATTTTGACATTCGAGAGCTGGTGCCTGAGCAAGAGTACCGGACCATGGGTGATGCCGCGTGGTGGTTGCTGGATACCAGGATGCTGATCACGCTGGATGCGTTACGTGATACCTATGGTCCTGTGATCGTCAACACTTGGCACAACAAGTGGCTCCAGCAGCACTATGGGTTTCGGGATCAGTCGGGTTATCGCAACCGGTTTCACTATGGTTCGATGGCTCAGTACCTGCAGTCGCACAGCCAGCACAAGTATGGCCGTGCTGCAGACAGCCTGATAATTGGATCAACTGCAGCCCAGGTCCGCAAAGATATTATTGATAACCCTGAATGGTTTCCATTGATTGGAGCGATTGAGGATAACGTCAACTGGTTGCACTTTGATGTGCGTAACTGCGATTCCTTGATGGTGTTTTGAATGGGTTTTGGAGTTAAGCACGAACAACTGGAGCATGCGGTAGGCGTAAGCAAGGCAATGATCTATGGCGGGAGCGGGACCACGTTCGGTGCAAAGCTATGGGCTTGGCTCGGCGCAAACAGTGAGCAGATTACATCGCTCTGTTCAATCCTTGGTGCAGTCATCTGTGTTGCTGGGTTTGCTTTGAACATCTATGTCACAAAGTACCGTGACCGTGATGGCGATTGATAAATCGCAAAGCTAAAGCAACCAACCCAGCCCCCCCACCCTTTGGGTCCTTCCGGGGATAGTTAACCTACGCAGTAGAGAAGCGCGAAAAACATGAAAAGGATTGGCGCTATAGGGGGTTGACGTTTACTTGCTCCTAGCCAGATCCAGTGAGGTTCCAGATGTTTTCCTGCCTTGATAAACAGGCCACTCAGACTGGCTTCGCAAAATTAACCGGCGTTACGAAACAGGCCATTAGCCAGCGTTGCTCGGCTGGTCAATTTCCTGCCGGTGGCACATACGCCAGTTGGTTGCAGATCTATATCGAAAGCCTCCGTTCAGAAGCAGCAGGGCGATCTGAAAAAGAGCTCGGTGCGATTCGCGGCCGGAAAGAACTGGCCCAGGCTCGCAGAGAAGAATTCGAGTTAGCCAAAGAAATGCGCATGGTTGTCCTGATCGACGATGTTGCTCCTGGCGTTACGGGCATTCTGAAAGAAATCCAGAGTCGCGTGATTCAGGCCGGCAAGCGGTCCATGCAAAACATCCAGGTGGAGCACCAGATAAAGATACATGACGACGTTGTCCTCGAGCCACTTCGAGCTGCCCTCAGAGATGTTGCAGGCAGCGCAGATCAACTGGTCGCAACTCTTGAGGGTAAGCCTAGCCGAGCTGTGTCCGCCGCCTTTGCTGCCGACGGCGGAGTGGATCGAGACCAACTTCCGGCTGCCAGCGGAAAACAGTGATACCGCTGGCCCGTTCGATTTTTACTATTGCCCCCACATGCTGGGGATCACCGGCGCAGTAGACGACCCGGCAGTCGAAGAAATCTACTGCATGAAGTCGGCCCAAATATGTTGGACAACCTGGCTGATTGCCGTATTGCTCAGCCGCATCGATCAATCGCCAGTCCCCATGATGGGTATGTTTTCCGCTGAGGCCGCCGCCCGCGAATTCAGCATCGAAAAGCTCAAGCCATTTGCTGAAGCATGCCAGGCCATGAACGGCAAACTGGATGTCACCACCACCAGAAAAACCGGCAACGGCGTTCTGCACCGGCAATTCCCGGGTGGCTTCATGAAGCTGATCGGCTCCAACGCGGTGCGCTCAGCCAAGTCCACCCCGGCCGGGCTCCTGTTTGTTGAAGAACCGGACGACGCCTCCGAGAACATGCAAGGGCAGGGCGACTCGGTATCCATCTTCTGGGAGCGCGACAAAGCCTTCGCGGATAAAACCCGCATTCTTGGCGGCACCCCGTCAATCAAGAATTTCAGCCGCGTTGAAGATCGCTTGAAAATGAGCGACCAGTGCGTGCTGCCGATCACCTGCCACAGCTGCGGTGATAGCCACGTTCTCGATTTCGATAACGTCACCTGGCTGCAGGCAGACGACGGCACAGCGACCCACGAAATATACGGGCTCAGCCTGCCGGAATCGGCGCTCTACAGCTGCCCATTTTGTGGCGAAGTCTGGGACGACCAGCGCCGCAAGCAAAACATCCGGGACACCGTTTACGCCGCCCTCGAAAGTGGCGACAAATTTGGTGGCTGGACGCCCACCAAAAAAACCAACGGCCGCATCAAGGGCTTTATGGGCCTGAGTGAGCTGTATAACTGCCTCAACTCAACCAGCCTGCAAAGCATAGTTGAGAAGCACCTGGAGTCTGAATACTACGCAGCCCGTGGCGATCAGACCAAGCGCATATCCTTCGTCAACAACCAACTCGGTAAGCCCTACGAGTTTGCCGACGACCGGCCAGATGCCGAGGCCCTGCGAGAGCTGGCCAAAGAAGATCCGCAATCCCAGCGCGACGAATTTCTCTGCCCGGCAGATGGCCTGCTGGTCACCGTCGGCATCGACGTACAGCACGACCGCCTTGCGGTTGGCATCCGCGCCTGGGGTAGCGACGAAAGAAGCTGGGGAATGTACTGGGGAGAAATCTCCGCCAGCTCCACCTGCGTCGATAAAAACGACGCCGTCTGGACTGCCCTGGACAGCCTGGTATTCCGGGCATACCCCCATGAAACCGGTGCAAACATCTACGCCACCGCCATCAGCATCGACTCATCTGATGGTGGTACCAGCGATGCCGTTTACGAGTGGGTGCGCAGCCGTCAAAAGCTGCACCCAAACCGCATCATCATGGCGGTCAAGGGCTCCAGCTCCCAGCAGGACCCGGAGATATTCTCGCAGCCAAAGCTGCACAGCATCGACCACAAACGCTACGACAAAAAAACCAAAGCCCAAAAGCACGGCGTCAAGGTTTTTCTGGTCGGCACCAACAAAGCCAAAGACTGGATCAACGCTCACATGGCCCTCGATGGCCCCAGCGGCGGATACCACTACTACAAGCTCGACCAGATGCGCTGGGACTACTTCGACCAGATGTGTGGCGAGGCAAAGATCCCACACAAAACCATCCGCAACCGGCGGGTCTGGACACAGAAAGCAGGCCAGCCGGTTGAAGCATGGGACTGCGAGGTTTACGCCCTGCACGCGGCCCGCGCCAAACGGGTCCACCTGTTAAAAGACATCGACTGGCTCACCCTGCGTAACCAGCTCCTGCAATCAGACCTGTTCAGCGTAGCGGGTGAGCAGCAAACCGACACGATCAACCGTCGAAAATCCGACTACTGGAACCGATAAATGGCCACGCAAACCCAGCTCGAAGCGATCAAAAGCGCCTACTACAAGGGCGTGCAAGAGGTCAGCTACAACGGGCGCACCGTCAAATATCGCAGCCTCGCAGAAATGAAACGCATCATCGACGAACTTGAGCGCGAGCTGGGCACCAGTAAACCTAACATCATCTCTCTGACGACAGGCCGTGGCTACCGATGATCAATCCTATAGATCGCATCCTCTCAGCTATTTCGCCACAGCGGGCACTGGTCCGCGCCATAGCAAGAGACAAGCTGCGCCTGCTGGAATCCCGCAACCAGGGCTACGATGCCGCCGGTAAAGGCCGCCGCAATACCTGGGTGCGGGGTAGCGATAACAGCCAGAACGCAGAGAATCGCAATGCTCTAACGCTGCTCCGAGCACGTCATCGCGACCTCGTCCGCAACAACCCTTACGCTGCCAGCGCCGTTAATGTCCGGGTTGCCTACACCGTTGGCGACGGCATCATGCCCACAGCCTCACACCCCACCAGTAAGCGCAAGCAAAACCTGGCCAATAAACTGATGCGTGAATGGGCCAGCTCAACCGGCTGCGACGTAGAAGGCCGGCTTAACCTCGCTGCCATGGAATCGCTGGCCTTTCGTGCCATATCGGAATCCGGCGAAGCGCTGTTAATGCGCCAGATCGTCAATGTTCCACGTGGGCAAATCCCTCTCAAGTTACGCCTGCTCGAAGGCGATTACATCGACCACAGCAAAGACGGCATCCCGGGCGGCGGTCTTAACTGGGTGCAGGGCGTCGGCATCGATGGAAACACCTTCCAGCGTCGGCAATATCAGCTATTCAAAACCCACCCGGGTGACCGTGGTGCACGCACATCAAGCCCCACCAGTGCCGACGGCATAGCCCACGGGTTCGACATGGTTCGCCCCGGCCAAGTGCGTGGGCTACCCGCCGGTGTCGCTGCCATGACAAGGCTGCGCAACCTTGAGGATTTTCAGGACGCCCGGCTCGAAACACAGAAAATAGCAGCCCTGCTAGGGGTGATAGCCCGCTCCGACAAAGGCGATAACGTGCTGCCGGAAAAACTGGAGCCGGGCATGCTGGCGGTTTTATCCAGCGGTGGCGACGAAGACATACAAACGATCACCCCGCCCAGCGTCTCAGGCCAGCACGAATTCGTGGTGGAAGAAGCGCGACTGATTGCCAAGGCCTATGGCATCACCTACGAGGCGCTAGTCGGGGATCTCACCGGCGTCAACTTTACCAGCGGCAAAATGGGCCGCACCGACATGCTTCTGAACGTTCGCGCCTGGCGCAAACACATCATGATCAACCAACTGCTGAACCCCATCGGTGAATGGTTTCTACAGGCTGCCGAGCTGGCTGGTTACGACCTTTCCGGGGTCCAGTTTTTATGGGTTGCCCCAAGGCTTGAAATGGTCGACGCCGAGCGCGAAACCAAGCCTGTCATCAGCCAAATCCGGTCCGGCATCGGTGCCTTCTCCACCCATATGCGCACCCTTGGTTATGACGACCCGCAGGCCGAACTGCTTAGAGCCAAGCAAGACTTTGAGTTGATGGACGAGCTGGGCCTGCGTCTGGACTGCGACCCAAGAAACACCACCACCAGCGGGCAGGCGCAAAGCGACAACCCGCTCACAGAATCCACTGACCCGGATAACGGAGACAGTAATGCCCCATAAATTGCTCACCAAAAAACTCAGCGCCAAGGCCCAGTTGATGAAGGCAAAAGGCCTGCTCAACAACCGCAACGAGCTGATGCTTTACGGCATCATTGGCGATTGGTTCGAGGGTATGGACGCCGCCACCATCGTCAGCGAGCTGTCTGCCATCGATGAAGAAACCATTGTCGTGCGCATCCACAGCCCCGGCGGTTACATCACCGAAGGTCTGGCCATGTACAACGCCCTGGCCCAAAGCGAGCGCCGGGTAGAAGTCCACATCGACGGACTCTGCGCCAGCATGGCCACCGTGGTGGCCGCAGCCGGTGATGTGATCTACACACCAGACAACGCGCTCTGGATGGTGCACCGCGCCCACAACATGGCGCAGGGTCATGCTGACGAATTGCGTGAAGCCGCTGACACCCTGGAGGTGTTTGAGCAAAGCCTGATTATGGCCTACAGCGCCAATGGCCGCGTCAGTGAAGACCGCCTGAAAGAGATTTTCGCCACCGGTAAAGATTACTTCATGACCGGCGCCGAGGCCGTGGCAGAAGGCTTTGCCGACGAACTTACCGCTTCGGTCAAAGCCGCCGCTACGCTTGACCTCTCATCCCTGCAAACGCCAACCGGCGAGCACAAAAAACTGTTCGATTTTTATCACGCGGTCAACGCCGCACATCACCCCAACCAAGAGGAACACCTCATGACACTTAAACAGCTGTTAGCTCAGAAGGCTGCGTTGACCGAAAAGGGCGTCGCAGCATCAGCCATCGTTTCGGCTCTGGCCGTTGCGTTCAACGTGGAAGAAAGCCAGGTGGAGGCACTGCTCGCCGAAGGCAGCAAAGCCACCGCCAAGCAACTGGAGGCCGGCATGTCTGCACTGGCCGCCATTCAGGTGCCTTCGTCTGCCGCCCCCGCGCAGTCAACCACTCCGGCTGAGCCTCAGGCAGGCATGGACCCGCAGGCGGCTATCGCCACCGAGCGCAAACGCATTGCCGACATCAATGCGCTGGCCATGAAGCACGGTTTGCCAGAAGCTCAGAAAAACACCCTGATCTCTGATGGCTCAACCATCGAGCAGGCCCGCGCCATGGCGTTGGACTATCTCTCTACCCACGACCACGCACGCCAGCCAACGCCCGGTGTTCGCACCATCGATACGTCAGGCACGGCGTTCGCGGAGTCCATGGCCAACGCCATGCTTAACCGCATGCAGCCCGGTCGATTCAAGCTCGAAGAATCCGGCCGCGACTTCCGTGGCATGAACCTGCTGGACATGGCCGCACAGTGTCTGGAGCGTGGTGGCATCTCCACTCGCGGCTTTACGCGCAACGAGCTGGCTGCCAAGGCGCTGCACACCACCAGCGACTTCCCGGAAATCGTTGCCGATGTCGCCAACAAAGTGCTGATCGCTGCGTATCAGGCACAGCCCCGCACGTTTTTGCCTATCGCCAATCAGGCAACACTGAGCGACTTTAAAGCCAAGCACGCCATTGAGATTGGCGGCGGCAGCGATCTCGCCGAGGTATTGGAAAACGGTGAGTTCGAGCACGGCACCGTGTCCGAGAGCAAGCGCAGCTACAAGCTCACCACCTTTGGCCGCATCTTTGCCATGACCCGTCAACTGCTGATCAATGACGACATCGGCGCGTTCACCCAGTTCCTCTCCAACATCGGGGCACTGGCGGCACGCAAAGAGTCTCAGGTGGTCTGGAGTCTGGTTAAAACCGGCGCCATCTACAGCAGCGGTAACAAAAACCTCGGCACAGGTGGCGCGGTCAGCGAAACCACCTTGTCCGAGTTGCGCAAACTGATGCGTCAAATGAAAGGACTGGACGACGAGCCGATCAACGTCAGCGCCCGTTACCTGGTCGTCAACAGCGACCGCGAAACAGAAGCCCAAAAACTGCTGTCTTCTGTGCTGGCGTCTGCCACCGGCGATGTCAACGTGTTTGCCAACAGCCTGGAGCTGATCACCGAGCCGCTGCTCGATGGTGTATCCAACAACCCCTGGTACGCCTTCGCCGACCCCATGTTGGTGCCTACCCTGGAATATGCCTACCTCGAAGGCGAAACCGGCCCCTACATCGAAACCAAAAACGGTTTCGAGGTGGACGGCATTCAGGTCAAGGTCCGGCACGACTTTGGTGCCGGTTGGGTATCTCATCGCGGCAGCGTGAAAAACCCCGGCGCCTAATCGGCCCCTTAATCATCTAGCGGGCCACCAGGCCCGCTTTACTGAACAACTTCTGGAGATACAGACATGGCGAACAACTATGTAAAAAGTGGCGATGTAATCAGCTACACAAACGGGGGCTCGGCCATCTCGGCGGGCGATTTTGTCATTCTCGGCGGCATTCCTTTTGTCGCGTTGGTTGACATTGCCAACGGCGAAACCGGCTCCATCCAGCGCGGTGGAATCTGGGATCTGCTGGCCGTCGACGGTGCAGCCTTTACGCTGGGTCAGGATGTCACCTTTGATGTCTCGGTCGGTCGCGTCGACGATGCCGCAGCAACCCCGGCAACGGGTGATGTCACCGGCATTGCCGCTATGGTGATGGAAACCAAAACCGCCGGTACCGATGAAAAAGTCCGCGTGCTGCTCACCGGCGTACCCGGCACCGTCGCTTAATCACGACAG